AATTAGATATTAAATTAATCTTAATTAAATAGAATAGACAATAAAAATGGATTAGGTATAAATATTAACTTAATCCATTTTTTCATAAGAAGGTTACTAATATGATAAATTTTATAACAATATTAATATTAATTATAGCAATAATTGCTTGTTGATTGGGCTTTACAAATTTTTATAAAAAAATTGAGTATAATGAAAATATTAAAAAGCAAAATATAGAACTACAAAAGGAAAATAATTATTTAAAAGCTGAACAAGATTTTGAAAAAGAAAAATTAAAAATAATTCAGGAAAAAGTGAATGAATTAATTAATATTCGAACTACTTATCAAGATAATGCGCAACAATCATTCGCCAATTATTGTGATATTTTAGATACAGAATATAAAGCAAAAGAAGAAGAATATAATAAATTATTAGTTCAATTAGAATATTCTTATAATAGTGAATATGATAAATTACTAAAAAATAAAGAATTGATTCTTCAAGACTTGGAAAAATTAAAACAAACTAGAGCTGCGGCAATGGAGGCCGCACGAAAAGAAAAAGAGATAGAAGAAAATTTTCAATTTTATTCATTATCTATTGAATCAAAAGATAGAAATGATATTCAAACATTAGAAAGAGTAAAAAAAGAATTAAATAATCCTAGAATATTAAGTATGTTAATTTGACAAACCTTTTTTAAAGATAAAATGAATGAATTATGTAACAAAGTGTTAGGAACAAAGACTATCACAGGGATATATAAAATTACTAATCAGGAAACTAAAGAATGTTATATAGGCCAATCTGTCGATGTTGGTAAGCGTTTTAAAGATCATGTGAAATGTGGTCTTGATATTGACAGGCCCCAAGGCAATAAACTATATCAGAGTATGATTGACTATGGCTTATGGAATTTTTCTTTTGAATTATTAGAAGAGTGTTCAAAAGAATTATTGAATGAAAAAGAAAAATTTTATATTTCTTTATATCAATCTAAAGATTTTGGTTTTAATTCAACTCAAGGTAATAAATAATTAACGCCTCTAAAATTTTTTACTTGATTATTTAGAAAATTTTTGATATAATTATTATATAGAAAGAGAATAAAAATAAAAAATAATAATTAAAAAAGGAGAGAAAAAGTAAATGAGAAAAATTGTAAACAGAGAACATATTGAAGGAATATTATTTCAACATGATTTAGAGCTAAAAGTAACAGGAGAAACATCAAAGAATCCTGGAACTCAATATATTGCAGGAAACATTGAGATAGCTGTAGATGAAGAAGGCTTAAATGTTATTCCAGTTCATTTTACTTATGTAACAGAAGTGACAAATTCTGGAAAGAAAAGTCCAACTTTTACAGTATTAAAAAGAATTATAGACGAAGACAAAGCTACTGTATCAGTAGGTAAAGATGAAGCTTTCAAACTTAGAGTTGATACAGCATTATCATTAAATGATTTTTATACTCAAGATGACCAATTAGTATCAGCAAAAGTTAATGAAGGTGGTTTTGTTTCAATTGTAAATTCTTTATGTGATGAGAAAGAAAGAAATACCTGGGAAGCTGATATGGTTATTACAGGATGTAATATCATCGAAGCAGATCCAGAAAAAAATATAAATGAAGATTATATGCAAGTAAAAGGAGCAATTTTCAATTTTAGAAATGAAGTTCTTCCAGTAGACTTTATATTAAGAAATAAAGACGGGTTTAAACATTTTGAAAATATGGATGCTTCAGGAGCAAATCCTACATTTACAAAAGTATGGGGAAGAATTAACTGCTTAACAAAAACTACAACAGTAGAAGAAGAAACTGCATTTGGTGAAGCGGCAGTTAGAACTTATGAAAGAAAAGTAAAAGAGTGGGAAATTACAGGAACCCCAAAAGTAATTTCATATGATTTTGGAGGAGAAGACTTAACTGCAGAAGAATTAACAAAAGCAATGCAAGATAGAGAAATTAAACTAGCAGATGTAAAGAAAAGAACAGAAGAATATAGGGCACAAAGAAATGCTGGAACAGCAGCTCCAGTAGCTCAAGCAACAGGACCAAAACCAGCAAAAACAGGAACTTTTAATTTTTAAGTAAAAAGATAGTCGATTAATATGAAAATATTAATCGACTCTCAAAAGAATATAATAAGGAGAGAAAATAAATGGCAAATATAGATTTATTAAATTTAACTCCTCATCAAGTTTCTCGTGATTTGCGTGGATATTCAGTATTTTTCTATGGAGACCCTAAAACAGGAAAAACAACAACTGCAGCAAGATTTCCTAACTCATTATTATTAGCTTTTGAAAAAGGTTATAATGCAATTCCTGGAATTATGGCTCAACCTATTAATAGCTGGGCAGAGTTCCGTAAGGTTTTAAGGCAATTAAAAGAAGAAGCTGTTAAAGAAAAATTTAGCACAATTATTGTTGATACTGCAGATATCGCATATGATTATGTAACTAAATATATTTGCGCGAATGCAAAAAGAACAGATGGAGGATTTGGAGTAGATAATATTAGTGATATACCATTTGGTAAAGGATATGGAATGGTAGGTCAAGAATTTGATGAATGTTTAAGAAGTATTGTTCAAATGGATTATGGTTTGGTCTTAATAAGTCATGCTACTGACAAAACATTTACAGATGAATCAGGACAAGAATATAATAAAATAGTACCAACTCTTGATAAAAGAGCTACAAATATTGTATCTCGTATGGCAGATATTATTGGCTACTCAAGAGCAGTTACAGAAACTTTAGATAATGGAGAGCAAAGAACTGTTACAAAATTATTTATTAGAGGTACTACAAGATATATGGCAGGATCAAGATTTAAATACACACCAGATTATATAGATTTTACATATGACAATTTAGTAAATGCAATTAGAGGAGCTATCGATAAACAAATGGAAGAAGATGGCGCAGAATTTTTTACAGATAATAAAAATAACTTATTTGAAGATACAACTAAAGATTATGACTTTGATGATTTAATGGAAGAATTTAATAATTTAGTAAATAATCTTATCTCAACTAACGAAGAAACTAAATTTAAAGAATTCTGGCAACCAAGAATAATTCAAATTACAGATAAATATTTAGGAAGAGGACAAAAAGTTACACAATGTTCAAGAGAACAAGTTGAAGCTTTAAGTCTAATAGTAGACGATTTAAAAGAATTAATCAATAGTAAATAAATTTATTAAAATTTTTGGAGAGCGAGATAGTGCTCTCCTTTTGATTTTTATATAAATTTATGATATAATTAATATATAGATATATTATGAAAAGGAGGAAAGTATGGCTCACTATGTAAAATGTTATTATTGTAATGAAACTTTTGACAGAGATAAAAAATCATGTATTGAAATTATAAATGATAAAACTAAAAACAGACCAAGATGGGCCCATGAAGCTTGTGCGAAAGCAAATGGATATATAAAGCCTCCCGAAATGACACAAAATGAGCAAGATTATTTAGAATTAGAAAATTATATAAAAAAATTATTTAAAAAAGACTATTTAAGTGCAAAAATAATAAATCAAATTTATACATATAAAAATACTTATAATTATAGTTATTCAGGCATGTTGAAATGTTTGAAATGGTGGTATGAGAAGGAACAACATCAAACAGAAGATGCGAATGAGGGAATTGGAATTATTCCTTTTATATGGGATAGAGTATATAACTATTACAAAGAAATATTTGACGTTAATCAATATAATGAAGAAAAAATAGTGACTTTAAGTCATAAAACTAAAATTGTAACAATTCCTCCACCATCTCCTCGAATTTCAAGTTTTTCAAAAAAGGAATTTAAATTATTAGAAGAGGAGGAGTAAATTTTGAGCACAAGTAGATATGTAGATACAGCATCTACAATACAAGTTATTGGAAATATTTATAATAATATTACTTTGCTTGACAATGATAATTATACATTTATTGAAGATGATTTTCCTGAAGAATTTCATCGAATAATTTTTGGAACAATGTATAATTTACATGAATTAGGAGCAAAAAAAATTACAATTAATGCTATTGAAGACTATTTAGTTCAAAGACCTAAGGCATATGCAATATATCAATCGAATAAAGGAAAAGAATATCTAGAGCAAGTGTCTCAAAACGTTACTATATCCACATTTGGCTATTATTATCAACGATTAAAAAAGATGACTCTTTTAAGAATGTATGACAGTGTTGGATTAGACTTAACTTGGTTATATGATATTGATAATATATTTGACGCAAAAAGAAAACAAGTACAAGAGGATTGGCTTGATAATACATCATTAGAATCAATAGCAGAAACTATTAATAATAGGATAGATGAAATAAAAATAAAATATGTAGATAACACAAATGAAGATTTTTCTCCTGCGGGAAAGGGTATCACAGATTTAATCGAAAGTTTCCAAACAAGACCTGAATATGGATATCCGTTGTATGGCGGCTCTATTATCAATAGTATAACAAGAGGAGCAAGACTTAAAAAATTCTATTTAAGAAGTGCGGCTACTGGTGTAGGAAAAACTAGAGCGATGATTGCGGATGCATGTACTGTTGCTTGTAATGAAATATTTGACTCTGCGCAGGGTAAATGGGTAGAGAATGGAAGTAAAGAACCGGTATTATATATTACGACTGAACAAGAACTAGATGAAATACAAACTATGATGTTAGCATTTTTATCTAACGTAGATGAAAATCATATTA